CCAGCGAGACGTCAAGGTCCGGCACATCGGCCAGCGCATTGCAGTTCTCCGCGCCCGCTCCGTCCCGCCGGATCAGGCTCGTCGCATAGGCAGCCTCGCCCGAGGCCGGGATCAGCGTCACCGCTCTGACAAGCCCCTCGGCGGTATCGGCCTCGGCCAGCGGGCGGAACACCTCGAACGACAGTTGCGGCAGCCGGTTCCCGTAGCGCTCAAGCGCAAGTTCCTCGAACACCACGTAGGCGGTGCCGCGATAGGCGGGCGTGACGGCGGCCCCCATGCGGGCCGCGATCAGCGGGTCGGCACCCTGACCTTCGCTGCCCGGATACCAGCGCCAGACAACGCCGGACATGTCCATCGGCGCGCCGTCGGCCCAGATGCGCCCGATGCCGGTGACTTGCCCTCCCGGGCCTCCTCCGCCTCCATTCTCTCCCCCGGAGAGAATGGTCCCTCCGGGACCGGCTTCGGAGCCTTCGCAAAGCGCCACGGCGAAGGACGCGGAATAGAGATACTCGGTCGTCGTGACCGTCGGGCCGCGCCGACGACCACCCTTGCCGCCCCCGCCCTGGGTCTCGGTCGTAACGATCTCCTCGCGGAAATCGGTGGCCCAGATGATGTTGCCCCCCAGCCGCATCCGCCCGAAGAGGCGCGGCAAGACCGTGCCCTCGGTCGCCGAGGTGATCCGCAGACCGTCCAGCCGTGCGCCCTCGATGTGCTGGCCGGGCGTGAGCGAGGCAAGCAGATAGCTGTCGACCACCGAGCCGATGGAGGAACCGACAAGCCCCCCGATGGCGGCCCCGGACAGCCCGAGAATGGTGCCGCCGAAGCCCGCGCCCAGCGCGGAGCCGACAGCACCGAGAACAAGCGTCGCCATGTCAGCAGCCCTCCGAAGGCGCGGGGAACAGGAAGGCCAGCGCGATGCGCCGCGCCCATGCGGGGGTGAGCGGTTCCTCGACCACGCCGAGGCCTTCGTAGGAATGCAGGAACGTGGCCGGTCCGCTGACTGGCCCGGTCAGGATGCCGATGTGCTTTGCGATGGCCCCGCGCCGCATCCGGAACAGGACCAGCGCCCCCGGCCCGGCCTCGGCCACCGGCACCATCAGCATCCACCGCCCCGCGCCGTCGGCCAGCACCTCGAACGGTCCGGCCTCGCCCCAGTCCCGGCTGTAGGCCGGCACCGGCAGAGGCTCGGGTCCGACCACCTCGCGCCAGACGCCGCGCGCCAGCCCGAGGCAGTCGCAGCCTGCACCCTTGACGCTGGCCTGATCGTGGTAGGGAGTGCCCAGCCACCCGCGCGCGGCGGCGATCACGCGGGCCGGATCGGCGGGCATCAGAGCACGCTGCCGTCGTGACCGGCGTCGCGGACCGCATAGCGCAGGACCGCGTCTTGCCCGGGGATCGTCGGAAAGCCCCGGAAGTTGACCGCGTTCGCAAACTTGGCGGCGCAGGTGTCGATCCGCTTGTCGCACCCGGCCCGGATCGTGAAGGCATGACCGATGGCGATGGCACGGACCGGCTCGCCCAGCAGGGTGATCATCACGTCGCTGCCCGCCTTCTCGTGGATCATGATCTCGACCCGCCGCCCGGCATTCGGCCCGCTCGTCCATTCGACCGTGCCGAAACTGAAGAGGTTGTCGGCGAAGCCGCCGAGGCCGGAGGCAAGGAAGGCCCGGTCGCGCAGCAGCGTGGCGACCGCGCCGGTGCCTTTCAGGCCCGCCGCCTCCAGGTTCACGCCGCAGCGCGCATCGCCGAGGGCCGCATCGCAGGCGGCCTGAAACGTCCGGCCCACGGTCTGCCCGAGCGCGTGCGCCATGCTGCGCACCTCGGCCACGAAGGCCATCCGCCCGCGCCTGATCTGGCCCACATTGCCCTGCCGCATCAGCACCCGTTGCGACGTATCCGCCCAGTTGACCCGCCAGGCCTCGACCGCCGCGTTGTCCCAGCGCCCGTCGAGGATGTCGGTTTCGGTGATCCGCCCCGACATCAGCACGCCCTCCGCATCCTGCGCATCGACCGACAGATCGGAGCCCGAGCGGACCTCCGAGGCGATCAGCCCGCTGTCGGGCTCAAAACTGGTGCCGAGGAACGACAGCGTGCGGTCGTGATCGGTGAAGCCGAGGACGACACCGTCTGCGCGCGTGATCCGCCAGCACCACGCAAGCGTGGTCGTGCCGTCGTCGAGATGGGCTTGAAGGGCAACGGGGAGGGATTTCACAGGAACGGACCTTTTCCTTTCGGTCCCATCTTTCCGATGGTCCGGGATTGATTTGTAAAGCGTTCGTCTTTACATTAGGGATCGATGTCAGACAGGAGGTGCCATCATGGTTGCCGCACATCGCAAGGATGAGGCAGCGCGCCGGTCGCTGATCAATCTGCGGGTCCCGCCAAGGGACCGCGATCTGATCGACCGTGCCGCCGAGTCTCTCGGGAAGAACCGCTCGGAATTCATGCTGGATGCCTCGCGGCAGGCCGCCGAGGACACGCTTCTGGATCGGTCGCACTTCCGCCTCGACGCGGACCGCTTCGGGGCGTTCCTTGCGCAGCTGGATGCACCTCTCGCGCCGAACGCCCGGCTGCGCGCGCTTCTTGCGACGCCCGCGCCTTGGGAGACGTGACCGGCACCGAGCCGCTCAGGCCACCGGAACTTCTGGCGGATCACCACCGGCTTGACGGCTTCACCTCGGGAGCCTCCACTCTTGATGCCTGGCTGGTGCGTAAGGCGCGCACCAATCAGGTCTCGGGGGCGTCGCGGACCTACGTTCTGTGCCGGGGCGACCGGGTGGTCGGCTTCTACGCACTTGCCGCCGGCTCGGTCGGTCATCACCTTGTTCCGCGCAAGCTTAGGCAGAACATGCCCGATCCGATCCCGGTCATCGTCCTCGGTCGGCTGGCGATCGATGTCTCCGAACAGGGCGCAGGGCTCGGACGGGCGCTTTTGCGCGACGCGCTCCTTCGCATCTCGGCGGCTGCGCGGGAGGTCGGGATCGCCGCCGTTCTTGTCCATGCCTTGAACGACAGGGCGCGCGACTTCTATCTTGCCTGCGGTTTCACCGAGTCCGTGGTCGCGCCGATGACGCTCACGGCCCGGATCGCAGAGATTGAGGCAATTCTCGGCAAAAGCTGAAGCCTTCATCGTCTGATCTCCATCAGCGGAATCGAGGTGATCGAGCCGAGGCGCTCGATATCAAGGTTGACGTCCATGGAATCGCTGTCGAAGCGGACCGGCACATCGAAGTCGAAACCCGCCGCCACCGCGACGCCCGATCCCGGGGCCGTGGTGAAGCTGACGATCCCTGTCGTGGTGTCGACGGTCCAGCCCGACAACTGCTCCACGCCGCCCAGCGCCACGCGGACGGTTCCGGCCACTGGCTTCACGATGGCCCGCGTCCAGGACTGCGCGCCCGAGGTGTAGGTCTTGGCAAGCTGGAAGAAGCGGTTCGATCCGGTGCCGGTCCCGATGGGCTGGTCGGCAAAGCCCCGCGCCATGGACGGCAGGCTGGACTTGAAGTCCGACCAGTCCTTGAAGCGGAAGCCATAAAGCCTCCCGTTGCGGGCCTCGAAGAACGCGACCACCGCTGCCAGATCGTCGGCGCGCCGCACCCCATAGGAGACGTCGTAGCGCCGCCGGGAATTGGCCCAGGAGGCGTTGCGCTCCTCGTCACCTGAGGACAGCGCCACGATCTGCGTGCGCCGTTCGGGCCCACCGCGCGCGCCGCGGCTGATCGTGTCCGGGAACCGGACCTCGTGGAACGCCATCAGAGGTTCCTCCGCCCGGCCTGCACCGCACGCGCGATGTCGGCCGCGACTTGGCTGCGCGATTGCCGGAAGCTTTGCGCGTCGCGCGCCTGGATCGTGACGTTGACTGACGCCTGGCCGTAGCCGCGGGCCTCGTCCCGCGACAGCACCCGCTCGCCGCGCTGCAGGATTGCGGGCACTTCGTCGGCACCAAGGCCTGCCCAGCCGCCGGAATGCATCCGCGGCGCGCCGAGGAAGGTGGCAGCCGGGACGACCCGGGTTGCCCCGCTTGCGCCAACCGTCCCGCCGTCATGGAACACGCCTGCCAGTGCCTGGCCGACGGCCCCGCTGCCCAGCGCCCCCGACAGGACATTGGCCAGCGGTCCGAGAATGAACCGTCGCGCGCCAAGTTTTGCGAGATCGGCGATCATGCTGGTGACAAGGCTGCTGAAATCCAGCTTGCCGGTCTTCACGAAATTGCCGATCGCGTCCTCGGCGGAGCGGAAGGCACCCACAAGGCTCGC